TGAGACTCTCCGCTCGCGTCTGCGGGATCGGCTCGCACAGCGGGACGCCCACGTCGTCGAGATGGAGACAATCCTCGCCTCGGCAGAAGAAGAGCAGCGCTCGGAACTGTCAGAAGAGGAGAACGCTCGCTTCACGGAACTCCGTGACGCGATTCAAACTCACAACGCCGAGATCGAAGAGATCGAGGCTCGTATCCAAGAAGGAACCAGCATTATGTCTGACGCTATTGAGGCTCGCGAAGCCGCAGTACCGGCTGAGGCAGTCGACGCCACCGAGGCTCGCGTTGCCATCAAGTCCGAACCAATGACCTACCGCAAGGGCGGACAGCACTCTTACTTCAAGGACTTGGCTCTCAGCCAGGCTCCTGGCGTTTGGGACGGCGAGGCTCGCGCCCGTCTGACCCGTCACGCTGAAGAGGCTTCCCTCGAACTGCGCACCAACATGAGCCGCACAGACGGTCAAGGTGGAGAGTTCGTTCCGCCGTTGTGGCTCATGAACCAGTACATCGGCCTCGCTCGCGCCGGTCGCGTCACCGCTGACCTCGCCAGCAAGTTCGAGCTGCCCGCTGGCACCGACTCGATCAACCTCCCGAAGATCTCGGGCGGTTCGACCGTGACCGCCACGACCGACAACTCTGTCGCTTCAAACACCGACATGACCACGTCGACCGTGACCGCACCTGTCAACACCTACGCCGGCCAGCAGGTCTTCTCGCTCGCTCTGCTCGAGCAGTCGCCGATCAACTTCGACCAGGTCGTGTTCGCTGACCTGATCGCTGCGCACGCGCAGGCTCTCGGCGCAGCCGTCATCGCTGGCGCTGGCTCAGGTGGCGCTCACGAAGGCATCCTGACCAACACGGCCGTCAACTCGGTGACGTACACCGCGACGACCCCCACCGGCACCGGCGTCTACACCGCTGTCGCTCAGGCCGTCAGCCAAGTTGCTCGTCAGCGCTACTTGCCCGCCGACGCAATCGTGATGAACCCGCAGCGTTGGTACTGGTTCTCGAGCCAGGTCGACGGCAACGGTCGTCCGCTCGTCGTGCCAAACGCAGGTGGCCCATTCAACGCCGCTGGCGTCCAGACCGACTCTGTCGCTCAGGGCTCCGTGGGCACGATGCTCGGTCTTCCGGTCTACCTCGACCCGAACATCGGCACCACCTACAGCACCAACCAAGACCGCATCCTCGTCGCTCGCTTCAGCGACCTTGCGCTCTTCGAAGGTGCACCGCGTACGCGCGTTCTCTTTGAGACGGACGCAAACACGCTTCAGGTTCGCCTGCAGGTTTACTCCTACAGCGCGTTCACCTCACGTCGCTACTCGAACGCCATCTCGGTGTGCTCGGGTACCGGCTTCGTCGCTCCCTCTGGCTACTAGTTAGCCAGCGGCTTCGAGCTGCAATTCGTTGGGNCCTCGGTACACCGGGGATGTGCTGAGGGCCCAACCTCCCCATTTCCCCAATTCCCCACGGAGATCTCCATGCATAAGAAAGATCGAGTCACCGTTGTCTGGCTGGATTCGGGCGAGGTCGCTTCTGACTTCGCCACGTCCATCTGCGATGCGTTCCTTGCGAACCCAGGCCGCCTCACGGGGCGGGTCGTGGTGCGCTCGGGCGGCGCAATTACTGGCGCTCGGAATCGCGCGATCAACGAGTTTCTCAACGTCTCAAATGACGAATGGGCGCTCCTCGTCGATTCGGACATGAGTTTCACGCCTCACGACCTCGACGTGCTTATGGAAGCAGCCGACGCCAAGACGACCCCAGTGGTCGGCGGCCTCTGCTTCATTCAGATGGGCCAGATGATCGGGCAGTTCCAAATGATTATCCCGACCATCTACGACGACTCGCCGAATCGCGAGCAGGCCTATGTGCCCGTCTACGAATACCCGAAAGACTCGCTCGTTGAGTGCGCAGCCACTGGCGCCGCGTTCCTCCTCGTGCACCGCAGCGTCCTTCTCAAGATCCAAGAGATGACGGGACTCGGCGCGTGGTCATGGTTCCACGAAGGCCCGACGCTCGATCAGCTCTCATGGCTCGGCGAAGACGTGACCTTCTGCAACCTCATCAAGGCCGCAGGCTTCCCGATCAAGGTGCACACTGGGTCAAAGATCGGCCACATCAAGGGCGTCAACTACGTCCTCGACGAGGCCATGTATCAAATGATGTATCAGGGCGCGACCCGTGTTGACGCCTGACGGCGTTCGATACTTCTCAATGAGTCAAGGTCGAGTCGCTCGGCCGTTTCACTTGCGCTGGCTGCAACCCAAACTCTGCGGCCAGAATCTCAAACGGTGGACGATCCTCACAAGGTCATCCATCGTGGCGATCGGCATCTTGACCGCCCTCTATGCGCACTCGCCATGGATGGCCGCCGTCGTCTTCTTGCCAGGCATCGCCCTCGCATGGCGCTTCACCGTCCTCGTCGATCCGCTCGGCATGGCGCTCGCCCTTGGCGCAGCCCTGCTCTGGCCGGTTTGCTGGTGGGCGGCGCTGATCGTGGTGATGATCGCCGGCATGGTTCGCGAGACGGCGCCACTTTGGGCGTCCGCCTACGCATGGAACCCCCTGCTCCTAGTGGGGCTGGTTCCCGTTGCCCTGCGCGGGTTGCTACGCCAGGGCGCTGACGTACTCGATGCCGAAAACGCGTGGATCTTGCGCCACCCGTTCCAAGCCTCGATGAAATACCACTCGGGCCGCTGGCTCGATCCGACGCTCATGGTGACGCCGTGGGCCGGACTGCTCGCCGCCGTGGCTGGCCTCGACCTTCGATTGGGCGTGGCGCTTGGCCTCGGTTATGCGCAGCTGCTCGTGGCGACCGATTCGGTGCGCCTTTACCAATGGGCCGCCCCTGCGGTTGCCCTCGCGTGCGTTCACGTCTTGCCTGCTTGGGCGATTCCTTTCGTGGCGCTTTCGATTCTCTTCAATCCGTGGAAAGGGCCAGGAGTATGAGCATCACGAATGGATACTGCACACTCGCTGACCTGAAGGCAGTCCTGCGGATCACCGACACCATCGACGACTCGCTCCTCGAAGCCCGCATCCAAGAGGCCAGCCGAGTGATCGACGACTTCTGCGACCGTCGGTTCTACCAAGACGCTTCGCCGAGTGCTCGGATTTTCACCGCTCCAAGCGGCGACTACGTCCTCGTCGACGACATCGCCAGCACCGCCGGCCTCGTCATCAAGGTCGACTCAAATGGCGACGGTTCCTACGTCACGACTCTGACCTCGTCGCAATACCAACTCGAGCCCATCAACGGCGTCGCCAAGGGCGTCTCGATCACCCGCATCGTCGGCACTAATCGTGGAATGTTCCCGCGCACCAACGCACCGGCTCCCGTTCAGGTGACGGCCGTGTGGGGTTGGCCCTCGATCCCGCAGCCAGTCAAGAGCGCTTGCATCCTCCTGGCTGGTCGACTGACCAAGCGAGGCGACTCGCTGCTCGGCGTGGCTGGCTTCGGCGACTTGGGCGCGATCTCGGTGCGCAACATTGACCCCGACGTTCAGCGGATGCTTTCGCCCTACAAGACTGCGACGCTCGCATAATGGCCGGATCAGGAGCAGACATTCATGACGGCCTTAGCGCCGCCCTCGGCACCGTTCCTGGCTTGCGAGTGGCCGACCACTTGCCCGAGCAGATTGCTCCGCCCATGGGAATCATCCAGCTGCAATCGGTCTATTACCACCGAGCGATGCAGGGCGGCCTTTCCGAATGGTCATTCTTGATCGCATTGGTGGCCGGCCGTATGGGAGATCGAGCGGCGCAGATTCAACTCGATTCATGGATCGCCTATTCGGGCACAAGTTCGATTCGAGCAGCGATTGAAGCCGACCCGACCTTGGGCGGCAAATGCGCATCGCTCATCGTGACCGACATGGTCAACGTCCGCCCGCTTTCGCTAGGCGACGCGTCCTATTTGTCATGCGAGTTCAACGTCACCGTCCACGCCTAAGGAGGCACCAATGGCGACCTACAAGATCACTGGCCCGCTCCGAGTAGTGGGTCAGGAACCTGGCTCAATCCTCACCGATGAGGATTTGGCCGATTGCGACGTGGCTTGGCTTGAAGAAGTCGGTCACATCACACCAACTGAGGCCGCACCGGCCGACGCACCCGAGGCCGCACCGGCCGAATCAACCCAGGCCGCACCGGCCGACACCAACCAGGAGGCCTGAGCCACATGGCACAAGTCATTACCAACGCATCGGTCACCGTCGGCGGCGTTGACCTTTCCGCGCACATCAAGAAGGTCGTCATTACGACGAGCCGCGCAGAAATCGAGACGACCACGTTTGGCAACACCGCCAAGCGTCGGGTCGCTGGTCTTGCGGACAACAAGATCGCCCTCGACTTCAACCAAGATTTCTCGGCCACCACGGTCGAGGCGAGCATCTACTCGCTTCTCGGCACCACGGCCACCGTCGTCATCAAGCCTGTCAACGCGACCGTCTCGACGACGAACCCGTCCTACACAATGAACGTCCTCGTCACTGACTGGACGCCATTGGACGCGCAGGTCGGCGAACTTGCCGCCGCTTCGATTACTTGGCCCGTGGACGGCGCCATCACGAAGGCGACGAGTTAGTCATGGCCGCCCTCATGCGTCTCCGCATCGAACCCATTCAGGGCGATGCGTATGAGGTCAACGTCACGCCAAAGGTCATCGTCGAACTGGAACGTCAGTTCAATAAACCAATGACCGATCTCTTTGGAGAAGGCGCACACTTTGAAGCAATTTATTGGGCGGCATGGAAGGGCTCTCAGTTCGCTGGGCGCCCGACCACGCCGTTCGACGATTGGCTTTCCGAGATCGACAGCATTGAGCCCGTGGAGGAGAAGCGAGTCCCTTTAGAGACTCCATGATCTACCAGGTGGCGCAGATTGCGGTCGCAACCGGAATCTCGCCTCAGGATCTTCTCGACCTCGAGCCGAACCTGTTTCTCGCCGTTCGAGCAGCTGCCAAGGAGTTTCAAAAGCAGCGATAGGGGAGTCAGATGGCTGAACTTGGCGAACGGGTAGTCCTCTACGATTACAACCGATTCAAGAAGATTCTCAAAGAGGCCGACCCCGAGATTCGCAAGGCCATGGACTCAGAGATCAAGTCCTTCTTGACCCCTGTGTCCAGCCTTGCGAAATCCCGAGTCCCTGCCACCGTTTTGAGCGGATGGATGCCAGAAACAGAAGGCAAGGGTCGCTGGGCGTCTCGGTCATGGGATCAGGCCGAAGTGGCGCGCAAGATCAGCGTCCGCCAAGGAGGAAGTCGAGCCAAGGGTTCGGCGACTTCGTCGGCGTGGAAGATCACCAACGCCAGCGCCGCGGGTGCGATCTTCGAACTTGCAGGGCGCAAAAGCACCGGCCACACGCCGGCCGGACGAACCTTCGTCGAAATGCTTATGAAGCGAGGCGGTACGCCGTCACGTCTCATTTGGCGTGCGTGGGATGACTCAGGTGGCTCTCGGGCATTGACTCGGGGCGTCGTCGAGATCATCAACAGATACGAACACGAGCTCACGCAGAGGCTCAACTAGGGATCGAGGGTTCCGATGGCTGTCAATGTAAATGTCGTCTCCACCTTTGACCCGAAGGGCCTCGACAAGGCCCAGCGCGACCTTGACGCTTTGCGCGACAAGACGCAGACGACCTCGGACAAGCTCTCAAGCATCGGCAAAACAATCGGCGCTTCGATTGCCGGCGTGGGCGCCACGATTGCTGGATTCGCCATCGCGCAAACGAGCAAACTCGAAGACTCGCAGGCTGCTCTTGAAAATGCGTTCAAGAACGCAGGCACCTCGATGGAGGATCAGAAGTCTGCCCTGGCAAACGTCCAAGGCAAGCTCGAAAAGTTTGGCTATTCCAACGCCGAAGTCAATGACGAAGTCGCTCGAATGACGACCGTGACTGGCGACGCCACGAAGGCCATGGGAATGATGCAGACGGCGGCCGACATCGCGGCCAACCGTCACATCGACCTTGCCAGCGCCGGCGACCTGCTTTCAAAGGTTATGGCAGGAAGCACCACGGCGGCCAAGAAAATGGGAATTGCCGTTCCCGACTCGATCTCAAAAATCCAAGATCCCGCGCAAAAAGCGCAGGCGATGATGGAACTTTTGCAAGGCCACTTCAAGGGCTCGGCGGCCGCAGCAGCCGACACCTTCAAGGGCAAGATGGAAGCGACCAAGGCGCAGCTCAGCGACACCGCTGCCAAGATCGGATCGAAGTTGATCCCGATCATCATGGAACTTGTCGACAAGCTCATGGGCTTTAGCAAATGGGTCGGCAAGCACAAGGAAATCATGATTGCTCTCGCCACGCTCGTCATTGGAGCGCTCGGCACCATGGCCGTCATGTGGGTCATCAACACCATCGAAGCCATGACGTTTTGGACGGCAGCGACGGGCGGCATCATCATCCTCGTGGCTGCGCTGGCCGCAGGCATTGCGTGGATCGTGACCCATTGGTCAGCCGTGTGGCAATTCATCAAGGACATCGCCGCGGCAGCCTGGCATTGGCTTTATGACAACGTCATCCACCCGATCGTCAAGGCGTTCGAGGACGCTTGGGGTGCAATCCGAGGTGCGTTCAAGGCCGTTTGGGACTGGCTGGCAAATAATTGGCCGCTCATTCTGGCGATTATCACCGGCCCGATCGGTTTGGCCGTTCTTTTTATTGTTGATAATTGGAACAGCATCATCGGCTTCTTCAAGGGCGCCATCGACACCATTGGCGGCATTTTCTCCTCGATCGGCGACGCCATCGTGGGAGCGTTCAAAGCAGCCTTCAATTTCGTCGCTCATATTTGGAACGAAACCGTAGGCAAATTGCATTTCTCGATTCCTGGCTGGGTGCCAGGGATCGGTGGCGATAGTTTCGGCGTCCCAAACATTCCCGAGTTTCGAGCCATGGGTGGCCCCGTCACCGCCGGATCTCCCTACATCGTCGGCGAAGCGGGCCCCGAATTGTTCGTCCCGTCGAACAGCGGTTCGATTGTGTCCAACAATCAGCTCGGCGGCCCGATGAATGTGACGATCAACGTCACGACCAATGACCCGCAAGCAGTCGTCAACGCTCTCCGCCAATGGATGCAGCGCAACGGCACCCTCGCAGGAGCAGGGATCAAATGACCTCGCCGCAGCTCAACGTCTGGATAGGTTTTGGAACGCTGGGCCCGTACTTTGTAAACGACGACCCCGTAAAAGGCGTTCTCGATAACACGAGTTATACCTTGGCCGACAGCACCTATTTCGTTGACGTCACGAACCACATGAGCGGGCAAATCTCAATCAACCGAGGCCGTTCTCGTGAAACTGACCAATACCAATGCGGTTCAATGACGTTCACGTTGCGAAACGAGGATCGTGCATTTGATCCTTCGAACACCGCATCGCCAACTGGCTCGACGTTTACGCCTCGCACGCCGGTCGCAGCATTGTTGAATGGCAATTACCTTTTTTATGGCTACGTCGACGACATTGTTGTCCGTTATGAGCAGCCAAACATTTCCTATGTTGACGTCACCTGCGTGGACGCTTTTAGCGTGTTGTCAAATATGGCGATTTCAAGCGCCTCGATCCCTGCGGGGACGCCAGGTGCAGCCATTTCGAGCGTTCTCGATCAGGTCGGATTTGGATCAAACCGGAACATCTTGGCCGGCTACAACGCAATTCAGGCGTCAACGCAAACCAACACCGATGCGCTGACGTTGCTGCAAACCTTGGCTCGAAGCGATCAAGGGTTTCTATTTATGGATTACTGGGGAACGATCAACTTTCTTGATCGTTATTCCATGCAGCGAGCAATCGAGGCGACGTTCAGTGACGATGCGACCGAACTTGCTTCGAACCCTTCGACGACGTATCCCTACAAGACGATCTCGCAAAAAAGTCAAGCCATGCTGCTTTACAACCAAGTCTCGGGAACGAGGACGGGTGGCACGCAGCAAACGGCACAGAACGCCGCCAGCGTCACGCAATACCAACTTCGAGCCCTCACGCTCGGCCAGCTCGAATGTGCAAGCGATTCGACGGTTTCAGATCTTTGCAATTACGTCCTCGGCAAATACTCGACGCCGGAAGTTCGCTTCGATCACATCACAGTCGATTTCTTGAGTTTCGATTGGGCCAATTTTGGTTGGGCGCTTCTCGGCCTCGACCTAGCTGATCCGGTATCGGTGACTCGAACACCTTCGGGAACGGGCACGCCTGCGGTATTGCAAAAGCGCTCGATCATCGACGGTATTTCGTGGGCGATCGACATTTCGGCAAACACCTTCAACGTCACCTATGCCCTCGGGTCGCTCGATAGCAGGTCATTTCTTCTTCTCGACGACACCAACGGCTACGGCACTATCGACACCGTCAACAAGCTCGGCTTCTAACCCCGAAAGGCACCTTCATGGCAGTACCTCTTACGTTTAGCGCAGGCCAAGTTTTGACCGCATCGCAACTCAACCAAATCGGTCAAGACACCGGCTGGCTGACGATCGGTTCATTTACGAACTCATGGGCCTCGACGAGCGGCATTCAGTATCGCAAGCAGGGCAACGTCGTCCGCCTTCGTGGTCAGTTCACGACCGCAGGAACGGCGAACACCGTGGCCTTCACGCTTCCGGCCGGCTATCGACCGACTCAGTCCGGCCGTTATGCCGGTATGTCGGCGTTCAACACTCAGAACACCATCATCATCGACTCGACGGGCGCCGTGACTCCTGGAGTAGCC